TCATACGGCATCCATATAGAAGGTGTGCCGCTGGCTATCTTGCTTGTTGGCCAACCGGCGGCCGCGCTTGAGCATGGCTACGGCCTGGTCTACCAGCCACCAATGCTTCCCGCCGGCAACGTGGACGGGATCGAGGTGAGTCTGCAGGGCATCGCGAGTCAGTGCCATTGCGGGGGATCCGGCGTTAGCGAGTTGGTGGCAACCCACTCTAGCGCGCCCCAATCTCAATTTTTCAGATGACCAACGGGGAGAGGTAATTTAGGTAACCAACCTCTAAAAATTACACATATATCCATATGCATCAATGACTTACGAATCAATTTCAAAGGTAATTAAAGGGTAATTGAGAGGTAATGGGATTACCTTTCGCGGAGGTAATCAAGCTCCCAAAAAATATCCTTAAATTTCAATCACATAACTTTTCTATGGGAGCCTAATTACCTTAAATCACCCCAAAAGGTAATCCAGAAATTCCCATTGACATCAATTGCTTAGGCCTTGCTTCAGGCTCCGGATTACCGATTACCCGGTTCCGATGGTCATTTGCCGAAATGCGCTGGGAGGCCTAGCAACGGATCGCAGCCGATCGCCCCCGCCAAGCCCCCCAGGCGCGCAGGGATCTGCAGGGAAGAGAGGCCTCCTTGAATCGCACGGATCGGTAACAGCAGCGCGGCCTAGGCCCACCCTGCGGGGGTGCAGCGAAAACCATGCATGAAGACCGCAGGCGTGGCGGGGCGACGATTGCGCGTGACTGAGGCAGAGCAGGCAACCTGTGAGGGCGCGAGGGTGCCAAGTGGCCACAGCGCGCCAGATGTACTCTTCCGGCTTGACGTGACGCACAACCGCTTATAAGAGAGACAACTTAGGACGCCGCAAAATGCTCGTGCAGGAGTGATGGAGCTCAAGCGCCCGCAGCCTGCCAACCTCTTGGGACTCGTGTCCGGGAAGCCTGAGCGAATCGTAGTAAGGCATCCACAAGGCAGAGGTACCACTGCGGTCTTGCGCTATGGTCTCGGCAGGTCGACCATGACACGACCTTCAAGGACGATCCTATGCCTCAGTTGTTGACACGAAGCACGGTGCGCCTGCTCGAAGCGAGCATGGATAATCTATCGCTCGCGATGACAGCAGCAGCTACGCCGGTTCGCCACTCGTCGAAATCCTCGGAGGCAGGCTTTGCCGGCTTGATAGGCCTGGCAGGTGTCGCCGCTGAGCAGGCTATTTCCTCCATCCTGATACAGATCGACGGCGATGGGGCTGCATTCGCTGATGGGAATCGATACAAAACAGCCGGCCAGGTGTTGGCTGACGTTCGTCATATTTTGACGGCACCACCGGTGGCGCGGGCGGCGTTCCTGACTACTGGTATTGACCAACCGGAAGAGCATCGCCAGGCACTACGCCTAGCTCTCGAACCATTCACCCTTTTGATTAGCCAACGTGCTGCAGCTCTACACGGAGGTCTGGGGGTAAGCCGCGGTGTTGCGCTGGTTGCAATTCGCATGGTTCATCATTTCCTCCGCTTGCTAGGCCAATCACAACGAATTAACGCGTATCTGAAATCGATGCCTGATCTGCCGGAGCCACCAACTGAGCCCACCCTGCTCTTAGATGAATTGATTGCCCGGTTTACCTCCGCTACGACAACAGCGCAGAAGGGCGTGTTGTTACGGCAGCTGTTCCTCGTGCTGCCAGAAGTTCCGCCGAATCAACCAGACTGGCTAGAAGCGTTGGACCGCGTGGCAGTTGTGCCCCAAGAAAGTGATATTCGCCTCTTGATGACTACATTGCAGACAGCACATCCAGCCCGGTTCACCCGCTTGTCAGGTTCTGGCCAAGCGTTAGCGGTTACCGTCACCCAGTCAGCTTCGGCACTACCCATCGAAGTTCAGGCCCTGCGCACTGCGTTCATGAGGGTTCATGAGCAGATCGGTGGTGACATAGCAAACGCAAACGGACGTTTGGGTCAGGGCTTCTTGCATGTGCCCCCTGACCGGGTAATGGTGGCGCTATTTGCGATGGGTCCACACGATTTGGCTGAAGCATTTGGCAGCGCGCAATTGACTGCTCACAAGGCATGGCCGTTTGTCGTTGCTGCGCTCAACACCACTCCTGGTACACCTCGGCCATACTGGTTTCTCGTGCGGCGTGTCACTGAACTCGGACAGCTGCGGGCTCAACTAACACGAGCAGCATCCTTTGGTCGTCCTCAGCTGGCGCGGCGCATCCACGACGAAGTGCTGCAGGGTATTGATTGCCTGGAGAAAGGCAGGCAGCTCCCGACACGGCACACCTTGGCGGTTTCTTGCCAAGCCTGGATCGCTGGCGCTGCCTCACATTCCGAAAAGCTTGCCGAGGCAGTGGAACGCTCTAAGGGCGATGCATCTAAAGCTCTAACCGACGCTGCAGCAGAGGCGGTGCGAGAAGTTGCAACTGGCTTCGGCACCGTTGCCGAAGCATGGTCAGCGATTGAGCAATCTGGCCTCACAAATGCAACAGAAGCGCCCAGAGCACGGGTTTATTGGGCTCGTAAACTTGCCGAGGCTTCCACTGAACCAAATGACATTACATTCCTGTCGGCTGTCGTATTGGACGAAACACTTATAGGTGCGCACAGCGCTGCTCGACAATCGCTGAGGATGATCGATGCGACGAAGTATGGGCCATCCATGGCACTTCAGGCTTAAGTGATCAGCTATTAGAGAACCGAAGCGTAACGCTAGCTCAGCAACAAAATCTCAGCGCTGATCAACCCGCACCATACTTTTGATAGGACAGCACCTACGTGATGCCGGCGGCGGCGGACTTGTCGCCGGTATTAGTTAGAGTAAAGCAAAACGGTTCCGCACCACTTCGGCGTAGTGCGGTGATATCTCAACGCCGGTCCAGCCATAGCCTTCCAGCTTTGCGGCCACCAGAGTCGTGCCGCTGCCCGCAAAGGGGTCGAGGATCTGGCCACCTGCTTCACAGATCGACACCAGCCGCCGCATCAGCTCCGTAGGCTTGCCGGTCAGATGGTGCTTGTCCGCTTTGCGCACCGACTCACGGATCACGCCGGGCAACACCGGCGCGCGCCGATCCAGCGGCATGTTGCCTTTACTGCCCCACACGATGTATTCGGCCTGATTCCGGAAGCGTCCCAACTGCGGCCGAACACCCTCGGTCTTGTCCCAGACGGTGATGCCGCGCCAGGTGAAGCCGGCGATCTGCAGCGCGTCGGTGGTCAGCGGCAGCTGCCGCCAGTCGGTGAACAGCAGCACCGGCGCGCCGTCCTTGAGCACGCGCGCGCATTCGGACAGCCACAAGTGCATCCATTTCAGGTGAGAGCGCTGGTCGCGCTCGTCACCAACGAAGTCGGCATGCCCACCATCCCGGCAGTACTTCGTCGACGGCGGCCGGGCACGGGCGGCGGCGGTCAGGCCGCCACTCGCGTAAGGCGGGTCAGTGATCAGCGCGTCGAACGAATTGGCTTCGAGCGTGGGCAGGATGGTCAGGGCGTCGCCCTGCAGGAGCTGGTTTTTCATGGTGAGAGCCTTCTTGGATTCGCTCGCGGCGATCAGAGGTGAGGCTCTCGGCCTTCAGGTGATTGAGAGTGCCGCAGCGCGGGCACTTGATCTGGATTTCGTCAAAGGCGCCGGCCTTGCAAAGCAGGCGAGCGCATTCGCCACAACGGAGGTTCTTGAGCATTGCGTGGTCTTGCAGTGGGAAAGGATTACGCGGCCGCTGGCGGCGCGTAGGGGGAGAAGGCGATCACCTCATCGCCCACCCAGTCGTTGATCTTCAGCATGCGCGCCTGCAGCGGTTCCAGCTCGTTGGCGGCCCACACGGCAGCGGCCTCGCGGATGGACCCGAAGCCGCCAGCGTTCTGCGGCACGATGCCCATGAGCTGCGGCGGGATGCGCAGCGCGGCCAGCATGTCGTCGCGGGTAATGCCCTTGATACCGCTGAACTCATCCTTGGCCGCCACTTCGCTGACCGGAATCAGCTTCAGACCGTCCTTGTTGCCGCCTGGCGAGTACAGGAAGAGGTTGCGGAAGTTGCCCGGCCCCTTGGCGCCCTTCATGGCGGTGCGCAACGCATCCACGTCTTCCTGGCTCTGCTGGGGGTCGGTCAGGTACAGGATGAAACCGGCGTGCGAGCCGTTGTTGTAATACTTGCGGCGGAACAGCGTGGCCGACTCGTTGAGCAGCGCCGACTGCATCGCCGGCATCCATTCGGGCAGGCCGTAGAGTTCCTGATCGACATCGGCTTCGCGCAGCTGGAAGACGCTGCCCGGTTCGAACACGTGCTCGTCGTGCCAGGTGCGCACTTGGAAGTACTCGCCCTCGGTGATGCCGCGCCGCATGTACTTGGACAACGGCGCAGCCAGCGACAGCGCACCGCCCATGCGGTTGCGGCGCCGCTCAAGGTAGCCATTGCCCAGCGTGATCCAGTCCAGCGACAGCTGCTCGAAGGCTTCGCGCGTCAGCAGCCGGTGCGGCTTGAAGGTGCGCGCCAGCATGTTGCGCTTGAAGATCAGCCCGGACTGCAGGAACGGGTTGCTGCGTGTCGTCTTGGACAGGCCATCCAGGGCAACTGGCGGCTCGTACCAGCGCCCGTTCTGCCAGCACTCCAGATAGTCCAGCACGCCGCGCCCATCGAGCACCGGCGTCGGGTCACCAAAGGTGAACGCCTCGGTGCGTGCGGGCACGGCTGGCGCTGCAGGCGCGGTCGCGGGCAGCTGGTCGGTCAACATCAAGAGATCTCCATGAAGCCGGAATTGCGCGCGGTGCGCCCTTCCAGCGGTTCGTTCTGCAGCGCGTGGAACAGTGCCCACGCCAGATCCGCGTGGCCGGTCTCTTCCGAGCGGCCGGCGGTGAAGGTGGATTGCCGGCCGCTGGCCGTCATGGTCTTGCGGATGGCCATCAACGACTGCGCCACATCGGTCCAGCCGGCGTCGAACTCCAGCCGCTCGTTGTGGATCACATCGAACGCCTTGAGCACCAGGCGCGTCTTGACCTCCGGCGAGTAGCTGAAGGTGACCAGATTCGGGAAGAACTGCTTCACCAGCTGCGCCACGCCGCTGCCCATGCCGGTGGTGTCGATGCCGATGTAGGTCACCCAATAGCGGCGCGTGATGCGCTCGATCTCGGCGGCCTGCTTGGCAAAGTCCATGCCCCGGAACTGGATGCGCTCCAGCAGCCGGAACTTGCCGCCAGGTTGCTGCGGTGGCGCCAGCACGACCAGGCCAGCAGTGTCACCGGTTTCAGCTGGGTCGTAGCCGATCCACACGGCGCGATCGCCGTAGGGGCGGGCGGCGAACGGTTTGTATTCCTGGCCCCACTCCACCCAGCTGTCGACCATGCACGGCTGCAGCATCGCCAGCGGGAAGATGCTGGCGCCGTCGTCGACGAAGTCGCACATCAGCAGGTTGGCGAACGCGTCCGGGCTGTATTCCTCGCGCAGCTCGTCGATGTCGAACAGGTCACAGCCACGGCGCTGGGCGTCGAGGATGTTTACGATCTGCCGCCAGGCGCGGTCCTGGCAGCGGCGCCCGCCGGCCAGCGCGTCATGCGACACATCGATCTGGATGCGCTGCGCGGCCGGCTTGCCCTTGTTGCGGCGCTCGCCGGTCCAGAATGTATAGGCCTCGTGGGCCATGCTCGACGGCGTGCTGAAGTAGGTCTTGCGCCACTTTTTGTGCATCGCCATGCCGCTGGCGACCTTGTTCAACTCGTTGAACCCGTAGGTCCAGAAGAACTCGTCGAAGTAGAAATTGCCGTGGTAGCCCTGGGCGGTGCGCGCATTGGTGCCCAGGAAGAACAGCTCGGCGCCGTTGGGAAAGACGATGCTGTCCCCGCCGGAAAGCGTCTCGTCGATCGTCTCGCGCACAAACTGCTGCATGTAGCCGCGGAACAGATGCGCCTGCGCCTTGGACGCACTGAGGAAGATCTGGTTGCGCCCGGTGGTGAGCGCATCGATCAGCGCCTCGCGGGCGAAGTAGAACGTGGCGCCGATCTGGCGTGACTTGAGGATGATGCGGGTGCGCTCGTTGCCGGCCCGATACCAATCGCGCTGATAGTCGAAGCAGCCGTCGACGAACGCGGTGGTTAGCTGCTCGACCTGTTCTTCGGTGAAGTCGTTGCGCTTGGGCTTCTTCTTCGGCGCGGCATTGCGGTTGGCAACAGCCGGATTCAGGTCGGTCTCATTGCCCCCGCCTTGATAGCGCTGGATGCGCGCCTGGCGCTCCAGCTGCCGGTGCAGCAGATCGATTTCCTTGAAGTCGCCCCCGGACTTTTCCGGCTTCATGATCAGCACGACCAGGCGCGCTTCGAGCGCGCCACCGATGCGCTCAACGTTGTCTGCGCGATCCCACTCGTCACGCGACTTCCAGCTGTGTACAGTCTTCTCGTTCTCGCCGATGGCCTGCGCAATTTCGGTCACGCGCCAGCCCATCCAGTACAGGAATTTGGCCTGTCTGCGGGTGTCCATCGGGAGCTGGGTGGCAACGCTTTGCATGCCGATCAGGGTGCAGCACACCTCTTAATCCCGACAGTTGAGCAACGCGTAATCGCCTGGTTTACATGGTGTTTTCGTTGCTGCGCTATGCGTCGCGTTTGACCATGGGTCATCGCAAACGCATCCAGCGCAGAGGACACCCATGTCGGGCAAGACCAAGAAGTTCCGTTCCAACTGGTTCCGCGTGGCCGTCGAAGGCGCCACCACCGATGGCCGCACGATTCAGCGCAGCTGGATCGACGACATGGCCGCCACCTACAACCGCGAGACCTACAACGCCCGCATCTGGATCGAGCATATGCGCAGCCTACTGCCGGACTCGCCATTCCGTGCGTATGGCGATGTCACTGCAGTGAAGGCCGAAGAGGTCGAGATCGACGGCAGCAAGCGCCTGGCGCTGTTTGCACAGATCGAGCCAACTGCCGATCTGATCACCATCAACAAGTCCAAGCAGAAGCTCTACACCAGCATCGAGGTGCAAGAGAAGTTCGCCAACACCGGCAAGGCGTATCTGGTCGGCCTGGCCGTGACCGATTCACCGGCGAGCCTGGGCACCTCCATGCTCAGCTTCGCCAGCCAGCACCCCGATGCTAATCCGCTGGCCGATCGCAAGCAGTCACCGGGCAACCTGTTCACCGTCGCCGAAGAAACCGCGCTGGAATTCAGCGAAGTCAGCGAAGGCCCGGTCGCCGGTCTGCTCAGCCGGATCCGCACCGCGCTCAAGAGCGAGGATGCCACCGGCATCACCGCCGCGCAGTTTGCAGACCTCGGCGAAGGCATCGAAGAAATTGCCGAGCACGTGCGCGGCCAGGACGAACGCTTCGACCGCCTGCAGGCCGAACACATCGAGCAGGCGACCAAGCACGCGCAGCTGGCGGACGACCTGGCGCAGCTGCGCGCCTCGCTCTCACAGCAGCCTGACCCAGCACAGCCCGCACGCCCGGTGGTCACCGGCGGCGGCGCGGCCGTGCTGACCGACTGCTGATCCCACACCACACAAAAGCCGCAGCGCCACATCCTTCGGAGCCACCATGCAAAACGCCACCCGCCTGCAGTTCAACCAATTCGCCGAGCAGATCGCCAAGCTCAACGGCGTCGCCTCGCCATTCCACTCCTTCGCTGTCGATCCGACCGTGCAGCAGAAGCTGGAATCGCGCATGCAGGAATCGAGCGAGTTCCTGTCCAAGGTCAACATCGTCCCGGTGGACGAATTGTCCGGCCAGAAGGTGGGCATCGGCGTCACCGGCAGCATCGCCAGCCGCACCGATACCGGCGCCGGCAAGACCCGCACCCCGCGCAACGTCGCCGCACTCGACAAGAACGAGTACCTCGCCAAGAAGACCGACTTCGACACCGCCATCCCGTATGCGCTGCTCGATTCCTGGGCCAAGTTCCCGGACTTCCAGGCACGCCTGCGCGATGCCATCGTCAAGCGCCAGGCGCTGGACCGTCTGCAGATCGGTTTCAACGGCACGCATGCGGCCGCCGACACCGATCGCGCCGCGTTTCCGCTGCTGGAAGACGTCAACATCGGTTGGTTGCAGCAGTACCGCACCAACGCCGCCCAGCGCGTGCTCGCAAGCGGCAAGACGGCAGGCAAGGTGCTCATCGGCGCCGATAAGGACGCTACCGATTACCGCAACCTCGACGCGCTGGTGTACGACGTCGTGAGCAACCTGCTGGATCCGTGGCACCGTAAGGATCCGAGCCTGGTCGTGGTGCTCGGCCGCGACCTGATGCACGACAAGTATTTCCCGATGGTCAACAAAGACCAGCCGGCCAGCGAGAAGATCGCCACCGACCTGATCCTGAGCCAGCGCCGCGTCGGCGGCCTGCAGGTGGCCGAGGTGCCGTACCTGCCGGACGGCGCCTTGATGGTCACCTCGCTGGCCAACCTGTCGATCTACTACCAGACCGGCGGCCGTCGTCGTTACATCCAGGAAGTGCCCGCACGCGATCGCATCGAGAACTACGAGTCCTCCAACGATGCCTACGTGGTCGAGGACTACGGCCTGGGCTGCGTGGTCGAGCACATCAAGATCGAGGCCTAAGCCATGGCCGACAGTCCCGCCAAGCGTCACCACAGCCGCGTGCTGGCCGAGCTGGAAGCGGCGCAGCGTGCTCCGCACCAGCTCATGGCCGGTGCCACCGCCTACGAGCAGCACATGGCGCAGCTGCAGAGCGATCGCCTGCGCCTGAAGCAGATCCAGTCCGACCAGGGCAAGGCCGCGCTGAAGGTGCAGCTGTTGCCCGCCTATGTGCCGTACCTGGCCGGCGTGCTTGCCGGCGGTCAGGGCGCGCAGGACGAGATCGTTACCACGTGCATGGTGTGGCGCATTGATGCCGGCGACTATGCCGGCGCGCTGGAGCTGGGCGCCTATGTGCTCAAGCACCAGCTGCAGATGCCGGACCGCTTCACCCGCACGGTGGGCTGCGTGCTGGCCGAGGAAATTGCCGAAGCCGCGTTGTTGGCGCAGAAGACAGGCCAGCCGTTCGATGCGGCCGTCCTGGCCGACACCGCCACGCTGACCGCCGAGCAGGACATGCCCGACGAGGTGCGCGCCAAGCTGCACCTGGCGCTGGCCCGCGCATCGCTGGCGGGCATCACCGACGAAACGCCCGCCGACCAGGCGCAGCCGATCGCCGCTGCCGCTGTGGCCGACCTGCAGCGCGCCATCGCACTGCACGGCAGCTGCGGCGGCAAGAAGGATCTGGAGCGCGCCGAGCGCCTCCTGAAGAAGTTCAGCGCTGAGCCTGCGGGCACCAGCGCATAACCGAGCGTCCCTGCAACCCTCGCCGGCTCGGGGCTGATCCACAGCACTTCATCGCTGCGGTGACGCCCCGACCACCGGCGATCTCTTCCGAGCCATCCATGAGCGGATTCACTGCCACCGGCACCACCAGCGCCACGCCCGATGCGATCGCCAACGCGCCGTTCTGGCCGGCGATCGCACCGGCGAGTGTGCGGGCAAGCATGCGCCTGGATGGCACCGTCACCGATGCGCGCCTGCGCCAGGCCATCGTCGCCGCCATGTTGGCGGTCAACGATGAGCTCCAGACCTGGGCGCAGACGCAGCAGACCGCCGGCTACGCATCGCTGGCCGATGTGCCCAGCACCACAGTGGATGGCATCTCGCGCCGCCTGCAGCTGTACCTGCGTGCGGTGGCCTGTGCCACCGCCGTCGAGGTGGCTGAGCGTTATCGCAGCTTCGACGCGACCGACAGCGCCAACCAGCGCGCCGATGACTTGTCACCGAGCATCACCGAGTTGCGCCGCGACCAACGCTGGGCCGTGCGCGATCTGCAGAACCTGCCGCGCAGCACGGTGGAGCTCATCTGATGCGCGTGCACGCCATGCAAGGCGACACCGTCGACCTGCTGTGCTGGCGCCACCTGGGCAGCACGACCGGCCTCGTCGAGCGCACCTATCTCCTCAATCCCGGCCTGGCCGAACTGGGCGCCGTGCTGCCGCATGGCACGCCAGTGGAGTTGCCCGAGGTAACCACCACCACAGCGGCAATGACGCCGCTTGTGCAGCTATGGGACTGATCTGATGACCGAACCCACTTCCGTATCGAGCGGCTTTTTGATCGCCACCGGTGTGGGCCTTGCCTCCGTGCTGCCTGGCATCGACGGCGATGCGCTGATCGGCGCGTTTGCTGGCGGCGCGCTGTTTGTCGTGTCTGCCGCCAAGCAACCGCTGCTGGCGCGGCTGATCTATTTCCCGGTGAGCGTGATCGCCGGTTACCAGCTGGCGCCGGAGATCCTGCGCTGGTTGCCGATCAAGTCCAGTGGCGTGGCCGCCTTCGCCAGCGCGGCGTGCGCCATCACGGTGACGCTGGGCCTGATCGAAAAGAGCAAGTCCTTTGACTTTTCCTTCCTACGTCGTGGAGGTCCGCCCAGTGCATAGCCTGGTCACCGTCCTGACGTTGATGGCCTCGCTCGCCATCTGCGTCCGCCTGCTTACCTACCACCGCCCGGTCGATGCGCGCCATCGGCGCGGCGCGTGCTGGTGCGCGTGGTTACTGATCGCCAGCACTGGCGGGCAGGCACTGCACATCCTGCTGGCCGGCGCCGGCTCGCAAGTCAGTCTCTGGCACCTGGGCACGTTGATCGTGCTGGCGGTGCTCACCTACCGCGCCCAGGGCAATGTGGCGCGCATCCTGAAGGTCGATTGATGTTCACCGATACCCAGCTCGCCTCGATCATGCAGTGCTCGCCGCAACGCGCCCAGCGCTGGCACAACCCGCTGCTTGCCGCCGCCAACCGCTTCGGCATCACCACCAAGCGCCGCGCCGCGCACTGGCTCGGCCAGGTCGGCCACGAAAGCCTGAGCCTGTCGCGCATGGAGGAAGGGCTGACCTACACCACCAGCGCCCGGCTGCTGGAAGTGTTCGGCGCACGCATCACCCCGGCGCAGGCGCCGCAATTCCTGCGCAATCCGGTCGGGCTGGCCAACTTCGTCTACGCCGACCGCCTGGGCAACGGCAACGCCGCCAGTGGCGACGGGCACCGCTACCGGGGCCGTGGACCGATGCAGCACACCTTCCGGGGCAACTATCGCCGCATCGGTGAGCTGATCGGCCTGCCGGTGGAAGATCAGCCGGATCTGCTGCTGCAGGTCGAGCCGAGTGCCCTGGGTGCGGCGGCGTACTGGCACGACAACGGCCTCAACGGGCTGGCCGATACGGGCGACGTGCTGGGCCTTGGCCGCAAGATCAACCTGGGCAACGTGCGCGCCAAGCGCTTGCCCGAAGGCCACAGCGATCGCGTCACGCGCACGCAGCGCGCCCTGCAGATCCTCGGCGTGCCCTGATGGTTACGCGCCTGATCATCCTGCTGGCGCTGATTGCAGTGCTCGTCGGCGGCTGCGTGTGGCAGGAGCAACGCGTCAGTGCAGCGCAGCAAGACCGCGATGCAGCGCTGCAGGCCAAGCGCCAGGCCGAAGCGGAACGCGACAGCGCTAGAGGTTCCACCACCGTCGTGACGCAGTACGTCGACCGCGTGCAGATCGTGCGCGAAGCCGGCGCCACCATCACCCGCGAGATCCCGATCTATGTCACCCAGAAAGCCGACGCTGCTTGCGCTATCCCTGCTGGCTTTGTGCGGCTGCACGACGCCGCCGCCACGGGCAACCCTGCCGGGCCGCCCGCCGGAGATCCTGATGCGCCGGCCGCCGGTATTACGCTCTCTGCCATCGCCGGCACCGTCGCCGACAACTACACCAGCTGCCACGCCACCGCCGCGCAGCTGAGCGCGCTGCAGGACTGGATCGACCTGCACGCACCGGAGCCGACGCCATGATCAAGCCAGCCAGCCTGCGCGCGCATCTGGTCGCGGCATTGCCGGATCTGGCACGCGACGCCGACCGGCTGCTGGTATTTATCGACGCTGGCAGCCTGGTCAGCACAGTCCAACCGGGGCTGTCGTTCGAATACCAATACACGCTCAACCTGATCTTGACCGACTATGCCGGGCATCCCGACAGCGTGATGCTGCCGCTGCTGGAATGGGTGCAGGTCAACCAGTCTGAGCTGCTGTCCAATCCCGCGCGACGCGGCGAGATCGCTTTCGAGGCTGACATCCTCGCCAACGATGCCGTGGATCTGTCGATCAAGTTGCCGCTGACCGAGCGCGTCGTGGTGACAGCGAAGGATGGAGGCGGCTACGACATGACCCATGCGCCCGAGCCGGTGATCGATCCCACATGGATGAGCTGAACGCACTGGAGAACTGGGCCGCGCCGTTGCTGGCCCGCCTGCAGCCGGGCGAACGCCGCACGCTGGCACGCAAGATCGGAACGGAACTGCGGCGTTCGCAAAGCCAGCGCATCGGTAAACAGCAGGCGCCTGACGGTTCGCAGTACGCCCCGCGCAAGCAGCAGCTGCGGCAGAAATCAGGGCGCGTCAAACGCGCGAAAATGTTCGTCAAGCTGCGGCAGGCGAAGCACTTCAAGATCAGCGCCAGTCCCAACGTGGTGAGCGTTGGTTTCTTGGGGCGCGTTTCGCGGATTGCACGCGTCCATCAAGAAGGTCTGGCCGAGAAAATCCGGCCAGACGGGCCTAAAGTTAGCTATGAGAAACGCACCTTACTAGGGCTGGCGGAGGGTGATTATGCACTTATTCGTGACATGCTAATTAATCGTCTAGTCACTTAAGGGATTATTAGCTACGACTCAACGCATGACGAATTTTTGTGGCGCGAGAGGTTTCTATTGAAATATTTCTCGGCCGGTAACCACGACTGTCTGTAAAAGCTTCCATCCGCTCAGAAAGCGACTCATCCTGCTCTCTATTTCCTCCCGTACTAACATTTGTATCCAAGCTCCCAGGCTGTCTCTTCTCGACTCCTTGAAGAACTTCACGAGACTGACAGTGCTTGTAAAATATAGGTGGAAGCACACCCCACCCCTTAATCAAAAACACCCCGTGATTACGAAATAGCCCGGAGTCAAACGGACCATATTTTCTATGTCTTTCGCCTTGGTCGGCAATTGATCCGTGACTCGCCAAATTGTCATGCCACCCCTCGAATACGCTATTACGCTTCTGATATGCTGCCAAAGCAAAATCCAATGCAAAAATCACACAGTCATTCAAGGATTTTTGTGCCTCCGCCTCAATCACCACCATGCGTGCACTGCCGCCAAACTTTGACCGGAGCATGGATGCGAGTTTTGTATATCCTGGCAAGGCTATCTCGTTCCCGGCTGATGCAGACTCAAGAACAATCAATGTAGATGCCCCATTCTCATGATGTTTAACATCAACTGCGAAGTGGTGGACGTTAGGGTAATCGCGCACGATAGCGCGTTGCCGACTTTGCGAACTACGTCCGGCCTCAAGGGAATCGATGAAATTTTCTATAGAATTAAATGCGCGCAGATTTAAATCTTCGTAGCGATAAGATGCAACCACCTCATGCAAATTTTCGATGTCAATCATAGTGTCGCCAGGAGTTGGCTGGATCCCATTCTCCAGGTTATTCAATGTATTCCTAGCATATTGCTGCAGGCTTGAATTATTGGCGCTGGAGGATTGCGCTTTCTGCAATTCGCTAGCTAGTAACTCAGCTTTACGACGCGGGCGACTCGCCAACCCTGAAAAGGTCGTAGGCCTAGCAGGTGATGACCGGTCCGGCGATGATTGCGGAGAGTTATCAGAAGATGATGGCGCTTGATAGCTTGGCTCCGGAGCACTGCTTCTGCTTGACTTGAGACCAAGTGACCTAAATATGTTTTTCATCGATCAAGTCCGTATAAAAGAATTTAAAGCATGCCTGACCCAGAATTGGAAAGCATTGCTGCCAGCGAAAACCATTTGACATATGCGAAGCGTCAACCCTCAATAGGTTTTCAATAAAGTGTTTGAGATTTTCGGTTAAGCACATTGTGTTTTTTATATTTAAAAACTGCATGGGCGAACAAGATCAACCTAGATCAAGTAAATACAACTGGACGGCGGCATGTATTAGCTCTGAAAATCGTCATATACGATGAATTCTGTCAAATACACCTATTCCGTGAACCCGCATCAAATCGGCCCATGACTAGCGGACTCGATGTGTGCTGCAGAACCTGTAGCGCGTCGCTCTACAGGACATATGTGTTGGCCTATAGGCATCGACAGGGAAATCTACAAGGGTTTCCTATCGGTGCCATCATGGCTTCTTTCACTGCAGTGGACCTGTCTAAACTTCAAGCTCCAGATCTAATTGAGGTACTGAGCTTCGAAGCGATATTCGAGGAAGCGCTAACCCAATTTCGCAAGCTGCTGCCAGAGTTCTCCGCGCTCACGGAAGCCGATCCGGTCTACAAGATCCTGCAGCTATTCGCAGCCCGCGAGCTACTGCTCCGCCAGCGCGCCAACGATAAGGCGCAACAGACGATGCTGGCCTTCGCCACCGGCAACAACCTCGATCACTTGGGCGCCTTGTTTGGCGTCGCGCGCCTGGTGCTCGATCCAGGGCGGCCGGAGAACGGCATTGCACCGACCCGTGAGTCGGACGTGGACTTCCGACGCCGCATCCAGCTGGCGCCCGAGGGCTTCAGTGTGGCCGGCCCCGAGGGTGCCTACATCTACCACGCACTCAGCGCATCCGCGGATGTCATGGACGCCAGCGCGATCAGCCCTGCGCCTGGTCAAGTGTTGGTCACTGTGCAATCGCGCACTGGCGATGGCACGGCGCCGCAGAAGCTGCTCGACGAAGTGGCCGCCGTCCTCACCGATGCCGACGTGCGCCCGTTGACCGACGAGGTAGCTGTCCAGAGCGCCCAGATCGTCCCGTATGCCATTCGTGGGCGCGTCTACACCTACGCCGGCCCCGACTCGGCGGTGGTCATGCGCGAAGCGCTGCGCAGCCTGCAGGCGTATCTGGATGAGGCACACCGCATCGGTCGCGACGTGCCCGAGTCGGCCATCAAGGCCAAGCTATTTGCTGACGGCGTGCAGCGCGTTGAGCTGGAATCGCCTGCAGTCGACATCAGGATCAGTCGCACGCAGGCCGCCTACTGCACCGCGATCGACATCGTGCACGCCGGCATCGATGAGTAACTCCCCGCTGCCGCCCAATGCCACTCCGATGGAGCGCGCCCTGGCCGCCGTCACTGATCGCCTGGAAGCGATCCCACTGCCGTACCCGGATCTGTGGAATCCGGACACGTGCCCGGCCGGCCACCTGCCGTGGCTGGCATGGACGCTATCGGTGGACGACTGGAAGGCCGACTGGAGCGATGCGATTAAACGCTCTCGCCTGCGCAGCGCCATGGGGATCCAGCGGCGCAAGGGCACGGCCAACAGCGTCCGGATGGTCGTCGAGTCGTTCGGCGGCGCGGTGGCCATCCGCGAGTGGTGGCAAACCGAGCCGCGCGGCCGGCCGCATACCTTCGAGCTCACGCTCACGCTGACCGGCACCGACGGCCAAACCGCCACCTCTCGCTTCGTCAATGAGGTCATTGCCGAAGTCGAGCGCACCAAGCCTGTCCGTTCCCACTTCACTTTCACCCAGGGATTCCAAGCAGAAGCCCGCGTCGGCGTACTCGCCGTTGCGAGGCCAGCCGTCTATCGACGGTTGCTGATGGACGCCCAGTAACTGGACACCGACATGCCCGGTCTCAAGCTCCAAGTCACCACCGCCGGCCGCGCCGCGCTGGTCAATGCGCCCAACACCGGTACCAATCCGGTGCTGATCAGCCATGTTGGCATCGCGAACGCGCCATTTAGCGCCTCGGCCGCCCTGACCACGCTACCCGGCGAAATCAAACGGGTTGCTGCAGTCGGCGGAACCATTACCGCCGACGACACCATCCACGTGTCCATCCGCGATGAGTCCGATGCCGTCTATGACTGCTACGGGTTCGGCCTGTACCTGTCAAACGGCACACTGTTCGCCGTCTATAGCCAGCCGACGCTTCTACTGGGCAAGGCCGCCGCGGCCATGATGCTGCTCGCTCTCGATGCAGTATTTGCTGACATCGACGTACAGCAAATCACATTCGGCGGCACCAACTTCACCGATCCGGCCGCCACGACTGAGGTCGCTGGGATCGTTGAGCTAGCGACTGAAGAAGAAGCCGCTGAGGGTACCGACAAAATCCGTGTCATCACCGCATGGCTGTCGAAGAAGATCTTGGACGCTCGGCTGGGCGCCGGCGCTCCATCCGCGTTCATTCGAGGACTGCTCGGCCTGACAAGCGCTGCGCTGCTGCGCACCGCACTCGAACTGAAGGGCGCAGCCCTGAAGGACGAAGGTGCCGGCAACAACTTGGATGCCGACAAGCTCGACGGGCAGCATGGCGCCTACTACCGGGCGTGGGAAAACTTGACCGGCATCCCCGCCACCGCGAGCCAGTGGCCGTCGTGGGACCAGGTCGGCAACAAGCCGCAAACCTTCACCCCCGCCGAGCATTCGCACGCCAATTACGTGCTGAAGAGTGGCGACGCCATGACGGGGCAGCTCACGGTGCCGCGCTTGGGGATCAATCTGAGCGGCGGTGCACAAGGCGCATTCGACGCGATCGTCTCCACCGCCGGCCGGGTGCTCATGCGTGACTATGGCAACGGCACGCCTGTCATGGATTTCGTCAACACGGCGAACAATTCCTGGGTCGCAGGTCGCATCCGGACCGGCGCCAACGCGCTCCACCTCGAAACCACGCAGCTCGCCGTCACAGGTGCAGGCTCGTTCGGAGGGTCCGTGCACGCCGATAGCTTTGGCTCCGCATCGGGCTATTTCATCAGCAAGAGCAACGTCACCGTCCTCGGGGCTGAGGGTGGCACAAGTATCTATCTTCGACCCAACGGCGCTTTCAACGGCGCGGCAGAGGCCGTACTGAACACCGCAGGAAGCCTACTACTGAAGGCGACCGTGAGCAGTCCAGGCAACGGAGTCAACAGCTTTGCCCATCTGAGCTCCGGCAGCTTCGGTGGCGGCTTCGGACTGATCGACGGCGCCTACAACATCGGCTTTTGGAGCGAAAACGGTCACCTTCGTATCGGCATGGCGACCTACAACGGCGCATTGCAGCAGCGCATGGGGCTGACTACTTCTGGCGCGCTTTCAGCCGTTGGCGGGTTTGACTTCGGCTCTTCCCGCAAGCTGAAAAACATCATCGGCGCATTGCCCTACGGCTTGGCCGAGGTGGAACAGGTCACCACGCTGCTGGGGCGCTACAAGGAGCAGTACAACCCGGATGGCCGCGTGCGCCTATTTTTCGATGCAGAGCAGCTGCTGGAGGTGATGCCCGAGACAGTGGATGCACATGGCGTGAGCTTTCAGGGCGAACTGGTCCCGGCAGTGCACATTGACCAGCTGCTACCCGTCGCCTTCAACGCCATCAAGCAACTATCCACTGCCGTTCGACAGTTGCAGGCGGATCTCGCTGACCTACGCTCCAGTCACTGACCCAACAGGTAGATCCCATGCAGAGTAATTCTCGAATCCGCACACTTGCGCCAGGCGTTGACGTTGAGCGCATCGCCGTGGAGTCCCATTTCTTCTACGACCCGCTGACCGGCGTGGCAAACGTAGTCTTCCAGGGCATGGAGTTTCTGCTGCTGGATGGCGCTGTGAACAAGATGTTGGATGGCCGGGAGCCGCTCACCACAACCTCAGATGCCATCGCGACGCGCATGTTCGCCGCCGGCCTTGCGGATCCTGTAACCGGCCAGGATCTGTCAAATGTCAGCGCTGCAGGCGTCGTCGTCTACCTGAAGGCCGTCTATGACCGCCTCCATAACGAGGCTGCTGCAGCCCAGCCGCCGGCGGTCGCCTAGTTCATGGCGACGGGGTACCGCACGGGCGCAGGACTCGACTTCGACGACGTCTTTGACCTTTACGTGCAAGGCGAAATTGGCAGCGTGTCGGGCTATCGTTCCAGTGATGGCAATGATCTGCATCGGCGGTATGCACCCTTGGCGTTTGGCAGCAGGGCGGCGGACGTCGGCTACCGCGACAATGCCGGCTCGGATCTCAGCAACAGATGGGCAAAAAAAGGCAGTGCCGTCTATTCGCTCTCCAACAACGGCGTGCACTACTACGCTGGCAGCCAAGCAGCCACTTCCGAGGGCGGCAGCCAGACGGCAAGCGTTTCGTTCTCGATTCGGGCCAATGGAACCTGGGCGCTCGGCCTCTCCGGGAAAGGGGTGAGCGGCTCGCCAACTTCCGGAACGTGGCTGCCCAACGGTCAGCCGGCGAGTAACTATTCTGTGCAGCTGGATTTTTCCGTTTCATGGCTGCGCGGCAATCGCAACGGGACATCGTCCAACTCGGCTGCGAATTATTCGCCGATGACCGGCGACTATGGCTGCAGCATCACATCCACAGCGCTCTCGGGATCGGGCAACGAGTGCTATGGGGAAGGCAAGCTGACGATTCGGATCCGCAACAATGCCACTGGCTATGTCTCTACCACTGCCATTTCGCTCGTCGCTGAAGCAGTTGGCTTCGCCTGACGCTTGGTCCAGCGCATACTGGTTCGTATAGCGCCGGACGTCATCTTCGCTCGATTGGATACACCCGACTGCGCTCCGTGTAGCCAACCGTTATACGCATCAATGCAAGTGCGCCACAACATGCAGCCACGGACCATGGCTGCATGGGCAACGCATCCTCCGCACTGAGTAACGCCATTCGTCTCGGCACCGTGGCCGAGGTGAATCTCACCACCGCGCGATGCCGCGTACAGGTTGGCGAGATGCTGACCGACGATCTGCCCTGGGTGGTCACCCTGGCCGGCACCACCATCATCTGGTCGGCGCCGGCAATCGGCGAACAAGTCGTGGTACTGTCGCCGGCTGGCGACCTGGCCGATGGTCTGGTGCTACGCGGCCTCTATTCCGATCAATTCGCCGCGCCTGCCGCATCCGACACGCTCCACGTGCTGCGCTTTGCCGATGGCGCGCAGATTCACTACGACACCGAGGCGCATGCGCTGCAGGCGACACTGCCCAGCGGCGGCACTGCAACCATCACCGCCGATGGCGGCATCACCCTCAACGGCCCGCTGACGGTCAACGGCCCCACCCAAATCAATGGCGATGCCGGCATCACCGGCACGGCCACCGTCGACACCGACGTGATCGGCGGCGGGATCAGCCTCAAGAACCACAAGACCACCGGCGTGACCGCCGGCAGCGCGCTCAGCGGCGGCCCGCAGTGATCGGCGTCGATGCCACCACCGGGCACGTGATCGAGGGCGAGCAGCACTTGGCTCAGTCGATCGCCTGCATCCTCACCACGCCCATCGGCACGCGCGAGCAGCGCCGCGACTTTGGCTCGCTGCTGCCCGAGCTGATCGACCAGCCGTTCAACGGCGCCACCCGCACGCTGCTCTACGGCGCCACGGCCACCGCGTTGATGCGCTGGGAGCCGCGCCTGCGCCTGACCCGCGTCGACCTGGTCATCGGTGATGCGCCTGGCAGCTTCGTGCTGACGATCGAAGGCGAACGCACTGACGTCGCACCCGCCAATGCGCGCTCGCGCATGACCATCCCGCTCCGCTTCCGCTCGTCCTGATCGAGGAATCTATGTCCACTGCCTACCACCACGGCGTTCGCGTCATCGAAGTCAGCGCGGGCACGCGCACCATCCGCACCGTCTCAACCGCTGTCGTCGGCCTGGTCGCCACGGCTTCTGATGCGGATGAGAAAATCTTCCCGCTGAACAAGGCGGTGCTGATCACCGATGTGCTGGGTGCTGTCGCCAGCGCTGGCATCAAGGGTACGCTGCGCGCCGCGCTGCAGGGCATCGCCGACCAGACCAACCCGGTGACCATCGTCGTGCGTGTGGCCGAAGACGCAGATGCGGCCAAGACCACCGCCAACGTGATCGGCGAGCCGAAGTCCAGCGGCTACACCGGCCTGTATGCCTTGCTCTCCGCGCAGGCACAGCTGGGCGTGCGCCCACGCATCCTGGGCGCCCCGGGTCTGGACACGCTGGAGGTGGCCAAGGCGCTAGCGACTGTCGCCAGGAAGCTGCGCGCAATGGCGTATGTGCGCCCCGTCGCCGATACCGTGGCCGAGGCGGTCACGTATCGCGGCCAGTTCGGCGATCGCGAGCTGATTATGATCTGGCCGGACTTCCTGGCCTTCGATACCGCCACCAGCACCACGAAGGCGGCGTATGCCACCGCACGTGCGCTCGGCCTACGCGCCAAGATCGACACCGAGCAGGGCTGGCACAAGAGCCTGTCCAACGTGCCAGTGGCTGGCGTCACCGGCATCTCGAAAGATGTGCATTGGGATCTGCAGGATCCCGCCACCGATGCCGGCGTGCTCAACGAAGGCGACATCACCACGTTGGTGACCTTCAACGGGCAACGCTTCTGGGGATCGCGCACGTGCGCCGAGGACAGCATGTTCGCGTTCGAGACGGCCACGCGAACCGCGCAAATCCTGGCCGACACCATCGCCGAGGGCGTGGCGTTCTACGTCGACAAGCCGATGCATCCCTCGCTGGTCAAAGACCTGCTGGAAACGATCAACGCCAAGTTCCGCGACCTGAAGTCGTCCGGCTATTTGATCGATGCCAACGCCTGGTACGACGGCTCGGTCAACAGCGCCACCACACTAGCCGATGGCGCGCTGCGCATCGACTACGACTACACGCCCGTGCCGCCGCTGGAGAACCTGCAGCTGTACCAGAAGATCACCACCAGCTACCTGGCCGACTTCGCCGAACGCGTCAACGCGTAACGCACCCGATCTGATTCCCGGAGAACCCCATGGCGTTGCCCAAGAAACTCAAGGCGCTCAACCTGTTCAACGACGGTGAGAGCTATCTCGGCCAAGTGGTCGAAGTGAAGCTGCCCACGCTGTCCCGCAAGATGGAGGAATACCGCGGCGGCGGCATGAATGGCCCGGTCGATATCGACTTCGGGCAGGAGAAGATCGAGCTCGAATGGAAGTGCGGCGGCCTGATGCGTGGTGTGCTCAATCAGTACGGCGCCACCACTCACAACGCCGTGCAGCTGCGCTTTGCCGGCGCCTACCAGCGCGACGACGCCACCGAGGTGGATGCGGTGGAAGTGGTCGTGCGCGGCCGTCACAGCGAGATTGATCCAGGCACCGGCAAGTCCGGCGATGACACCGAGTTTTCGGTCAAGACCTCGGCCAGCTATTACAAGCTGAGCATCAACGGCGCCACTGTGATCGAGATCGATTTCGTGAACATGACCGAGATCGTCAACGGCGTGGATCTGCTCGCCGCCCAACGCCGCGCCATTGGCGCCTGACCCTTCCGGCCTGGCGCCGCCAGGCCTTCGCCCTGAGACCTTCCGATGACCCCGACCTTTTCCCCAGCCATTTCCCTCGACCAGCCGATCACGCGCGGCGAACAGACCATCACCGACCTCAAGGTGCGCAAGCCTGGTGCGGGTGAGCTGCGCGGCCTCAAGCTCACCGACGTGCTGCAGCTGGATGTCACCGCGCTGGCGACGCTGCTGCCGCGAATCTCTTCGCCCACGCTGACCACCGCCGACGTCAATGCGATGGATCCGGCGGACCTGCTGGCGGTAGGTCAGGAGGTACAGGTTTTTTTCTTGCCGAAGGCACAGAGGGAAGCGGACTTCCCGACTGCGTAGAGGATGCGATGGCCGACATCGCGGCCATCTTCCACTGGCCTCCGTCTGAGATGGACGGCTGGTCGCTGCACGAACTCACGGCGTGGCGCGAGCGTGCCCGCCTGCGAAGCGGAGCCGAATGATGCCCTACCCGAACCACGAGGCCGCCTAAATGGCGGCCTCCGACAATCTGCGCCTGCAGGTCATCCTGGCCGCCGTCGACCGCGCCACCGGTCCGTTCCGGCGCGTGCTGAGCGGTAGCCGCGGCGTCGCCACCGCACTGCGCAACCAGCGCGACGCGCTGCGCCAACTCAACAGCCAGCACCGCGACATCGGCGCCTATCGCGAGCAGGTCGCGCTGGCACAGCGCGCCAAGGCCGCGCTCGATGCGCAGCGGCAATCGGTACGCACGCTTGCCCAACAGATCAAGGCCACCAGCACGCCCACCGCTGCCATGAATGCCGAGTTCGAGCGTGCCGTGCGCACCGCACGGGAACTCAAGACCGCACACGGTGCGCAGGAGGCCGGCCTGCAGCGCCTGCGTGGTCGCCTGGAGACGGCCGGAATCAGCACCCGCGAGCTGGTCACGCATGAGCGCCGTTTGCGCGGCGAGATCGAGAGCACCACCACCGCCATGCGCGCCCAGCAGCAGCGCCTGGTGGCAATTGACGCTGCCCAGCGCCGCAGCGCCCGGATCCAAAGCGCTGGCCTGCAGGCGAGCGCCTACGGCGCCGGCATGGCCTTCGCCGGCCAGCGCGCCTTGCGCGCCTCGGTGCTGCCGATCAGCGATGCGATGGAGTTTGAGTCGGCCATGGCCGACGTGCGCAAGGTCGTGGACTTCAAAACGCCGCAGCAGTTCCTGCAGATGGGTCGCGATGTCGAGAACCTCTCGATGCGACTGCCCATGCTGCCGGCCGAGATTGCCAAGATCGTGGCAGCCGCCGGCCAGGCCGCTATCCCGCGCCAGGAACTGGTTCGCTTCGCCGAGGACGCGGCCAAGATGGGCGTGGCATTCGACAGCAGCGCCGAGGAAGCCGGCCAGACCATGGCCACCTGGCGCACCGCTTTCCGGATGGGCCAGGATGAGGTCGTCGTGCTGGCCGACAAGATCAACTATCTCGGCAACACCGGCCCGGCCAGCGTCAACAAGATCAGCGCAGTGGTGAACCGCATTGGCGCCCTGGGCGAGGTCGCCGGTCTGCAGAGCGGACCGCTGGCTGCGCTGGGCGCCACCGTCGCCGGCATGGGTATCGAGTCGGAGGTCTCGGCCACCGGCATCAAGAACATGCTGCTCACCCTGGCCTCGGGCGAGTCGGCCACCAAGAGCCAGCGCGAGGCCTTTGACAAGCTGGGCATCAAGGCCACGGCCATGGCCCAGGTCATGCAGAAGGATGCCGGCGGGGCCATCATGTCAGTGCTGCAGAAGCTGCGCGCACTGCCCAAGGCCGAGCAGGCCGCGACCATGACGCAGCTGTTCGGCCGCGAGTCGATCGGTGCGATCGCGCCGCTGCTGACCAATCTGGAGCTGCTGCAGGGCAACTTCGCCAAGGTCGCCGATGCGCAACGCTACGGCGGCTCGATGTCGGCTGAGTACGCATCGCGAGTGGCCACCTCGGCCAACTCGCTGCAGCTGCTGAAGAACACCGCTGTGGTGGTGTCGCAATCGATCGGCCAGACCCTGCTGCCGCAGTTCAAGGAACTGACCGAGCGCACCGCTGCCGTGGTTGGCCAGGTCACAACCTGGATCCGCGCCAATCCTGCGCTGGTGGGTGCGATCGCCAAGGTCGTCATCGGAGGCGCGGCGTTGCTCACCATCCTGGGCGGGCTGCTGGTCGCCGGTGGTGTCGCCGCGATAGCGTTCTCGCAGATCCACGGCGCCGTCGCGCTGCTATCGGGCGGTGGCGGCTTTGGTGCGCTGCTGCGGCAGGGGCTGGCGTTCGGCGGCCGAGTGCTGCCGATGCTCGCCAATGGCGCCCGCCTGCTGCTGCCACTGCTCGGCGGCGTCAGCCTGCCGGTGCTGGCCATCGGCGCGGCCGTCGCTGCCGTGGCGCTGCTGGTGTGGAAGTACTGGGGGCCGATCAAGGCCTTCGCCGTTGGCGTCTGGCAAGGCATCGTCGATGTCGCCGCGCCGGTCCTCGCCGAGCTGAAGGCCGCGCTCGCGCCACTGGCGCCGGTGTGGGACACCGTGGCCGCAGCGATGGGTCAGGCCTGGGCATGGGTCAAGCAGCTGCTGACGCCCTTCGAGGCCACCACCGCGCAGTTGCAGGGTGCAACGCAGGCCGGTCGCGGCTACGGGCAGATCCTGGGGGCAGTGCTGGTCACCCAGCTGCAGCTGGCGGTCAAGGCGATCGGCTGGCTGGTGCAGGCGTTTGTGTTCGTGCTGCCGGTAGTCAAGCAGATCCTCGGCGGCGTATGGCAAACCGTCCAGGGCACGTGGTCGCTGATCGTGGGCGTGTTCACCGGCAACGGCGATCGCATCCGCCAGGGGCTGCTGCAGCTGTGGGCAGGCATCAATCTGCAGCTGGCCAACTGGCCGGCCCGGATGCTGCAGGCTGGCGCCGACATGATCAGCGGCCTTGTCCAGGGCATCCGTTCCAAGCTCGGCGCGGCCGGCGATGCGATCGCCAGCGTCGGCACCGGCGTGGTCGATCGCTTCAAGGGCCTGCTGGGTATCCACAGCCCCTCGCGCGTGTTCGCCCAGCTGGGCGACTACACCATGCAGGGCCTCACGGTGGGCCTGCAGCGCGGCCAGGGCGCGCCTGTGCAGGCCGTCATGGCGCTTGGCGACCGGATGCGTGCCGTGGGCGCAGGCCTGGCCCTGGCGACGGCCACAGCGCCGGTGGCGGCGATCGACAGCCGGGCGCCGCTGTCGGCCCCTGTGCGCGCCGCCAGCGCGCCTGCAGGCGGCAACAGCTTCGTCATCCACGTCCATGCCGCACCCGGTATGGATGCCAACGCCCTGGCGCGCGAAGTCGCCCGCCAGATCGAAGAGCGCGAGCGGCGCACGGCGGCCACCCGCCGCTCCAGCCTGCGCGACGACTGAGGATCCACCCCAATGATGATGTCCTACGGCACCTTCGTGTTTTCTCTCGACAGCGCCGCGTTCCTGCAGCTGCAGCGGCAGATGAGTTGGCGTCATGCCACCAGCGAGCGCGTCGGCGCACGGCCAGCCAGCCAGTTCCTCGGCCCAGGCGATGACAGCATCGACCTGTCTGGTCTGATCGCTCCCGAACTCACTGGCACACGCGCGTCGCTGGACACGCTGCGCCAGCTTGCGGCCGATGGTGAGCCGCTACCGCTGGTGGATGGCGCAGGCGTGGTCTACGGGCCGTATCTGCTGCTGTCGATCAACGAAACTGCCTCGCTTTTCTTCGAGGACGGCACGCCCCGACGGATCGAGTTCCAGCTGAGCCTGCGCCGCACCGACGACGTTACGCCAGAGGCGAACGCCGCATGAGCTACTCGATTCCGCAGTGGCGCGTGGTGCTCGATGGCATCGACCTCACCGAGCGCATCGCACCGCGCCTGCTCGATCTCACCCTCACCGAATGCCGAGGCGGCGAAGCCGACCAACTGGATCTGCGCATCCACGACCACGACGGCAAGATAGCGCTGCCCAAGCGTGGTGTGCGCCTGGCCGTGGCGCTGGGCTGGAAAGCCACCGGCCTAGTCGACAAAGGCTCCTTCATCGTGGACGAGGTGGAGTACAGCGGCGCGCCTGATGTCATCACCGTGCGTGCGCGTAGCGCAGATCTGACCGCCAATGTGCGCACACGGCGCGAGCGCAGCTGGCACAACACCACGCTGGGGGCAGTGCTCAATACGCTGGCCGGCGAACATGGTCTGACGCCGCGCGTCGCAGAATCACTGGCAAAGATCAAGCTGCCGCACCTTGACCAGGCCAACGAAAGCGACATGAATTTGCTGACCAGCCTGGGCCAACGCTTCGATGCAGTGGCAACGGTGAAGGGAGGCGCGTTGGTGTTTGCCCCCATCGGCGCCGGCACCACGGCGACTGGCAAACCCCTGCCCGCCGTCACACTGACGCGGCGCGACGGCGACCAACATCGCTATTCGGTTGCCGACCGGGATGCCTACACCGGTGTACGCGCGTATTGGGTGGACAAAGGCAAAGCGCGGCGGCAGTCGGTGCTGGTAGGCACGGACGACAACGCCAAGCGCCTGCGGGAGTCCTATGCCGATGAGGCAACGGCACGCCAGCATGCGCACGCGGAGCTGGAGCGGGTGAAACGCGGACTGGCGAAGTTCGATTTCAAGCTTGCTATAGGTCAAGCGGAGCTATCGCCGGAGCAGAGCCTAAAGCTCATCGGCTTCAAACAAGAAATTGATAGGCAACGGTGGTTGATCGCAACTGCAACACACGTGATGGACAGCATGGGCTTCACCACATCTTTGACCCTTGACGCCAACTTCGAACGCTGAGGACGTTACAAAATGTGTGATGGACAAGAAATATTGCGTCGTATACGCTCGGACTGGGGTGGATCCGAGGCTCGGCTAGCACAAAATTTGAGCAAGCCGTGTTCTATCTAGGAATTTCTCACGGAGTAAGAGAATGAAATCGTCATTGGAATTGAATTTGTCAGGGCTTGCTATTGCTACTTGCCTATTCATCACCTCTCAAGCTAGTGCGAGTGAGACAAAGAGTGATGGAGTCGCCACCACCAGCCTTTCTGCAATCGATCGAAGTTCAGTTGAAGAGTCGCTGACAAAGCAACTGCGTTCACAAGCCAGCAAGACTACAAAACTACCTGGCCAAAAGATGTTTGACGTTAAGGCTCACTTGTCTTCAACAAAGAGCAAACTCACAATTGAGCTTGGTAGGGATGCTGTTCCTGACACGGCGGGTGCTGACTCTGAAGAACAGTGCAGCAGTTTCGCAACCACGGCTCGCTATCTGCTGCGTGGCGAAGTCAGCGTCACTGAATATGAATGCACGTACGGCGGCAAAAGTATTTATTTCTACCACCCAGAGCCCGGCTCTGAAAAAAAAAAGCTGAACTAATCCGGCCTGCCGAGGACCCTCTCCCGCTCCTTTTATTAGCTGCCGGGCACGGATTATACATAAAGCACATTGGGACGAACTCCGAGTGGAGCTATCAGCGAGACGCTAAGAACGGGATGCTGGAAGACAAAACAACGCCCGGATATGCTACTGCGGTAAACAGCGCTCTGACTGCAAATGGGTCACAGGTTAATACCGCACTAGTTCGCAGCGAATCTACTGCTATACACACTCCTTCAGGAAAACCTTGGTGGGAGGTTTCAGCCAAGTATTATTTAATGGATCTACTACCTGACCAGTCGAAAATTTGGGCATCAATACCGAATGACAAGACAAGCGTCGAGCGTGAAAAGAATGAGGATATTCGTTCCAGACCACTCTATGGAAATTATCTAAAGGCTAGTTACGGCCTTAACATCCACACGAACGCGGAAAACAGTGGGAAAATTAGAGGAACAATTGGTTTCTATCAGCCAAACCATCCGTTCTCCGAGCAAAGCAAACTGTTGACTTCAAAAGTCGTTTGCTCAATGAAAGAAATTATCAACTCGGACGCGGCGTATGAGCAATGGGATGTTGATACTGCACCCCGCGGTGAGGATAAAGGCGAGAACAGAGTCGCCAACTACCCATCTACCATTATCGAGGTAGGATTTCACACCAATGCGGCAGATGCCATAGCCTTGCAAAACACAAAGTTCAGAACATTGGCTAGCAAAGGGATGGCCAAAGGTGTCAAGTTGTATAAGGAGGGAAAAGAGTGCGCCCCCTTTAAAATTGACTCAATTCCAACTGTCTCGGGGCCTATTGGCACCCCTTTTGACTACAAAATAAATTATTCGGGAAACCCCGCCTTTCCAGTCAAAATGTATTTTGAAGTTGTTAGCTGTCAAAGCGGCTGGAGTTGCTCGGGTGGCACCCGTACTGTGAATGTAGTGAGCTCTCCACTTACTTTCCAAATTAGCTGCACGGGTAAAACAACTGCTGGCACTTTTGTATACAGGCGCTGGCTCGAGGACGCTGATGGAGTAAAGACAGCTCCTGTCGACCACACGTACAGCTGTGTACCACCTAAGTCAAAGATGGCATCTCCCGTTATTGCGGATGAGTCTATCGGGATAACGAACTCTTAACTCAGCCTGGTTCGACGCCGTCATGGTGACAAGGACTTTTCCTACACACCAAAGTCTAGGAATTGCGCCATCATTGGCTTGGATGTCTGGTCATATCGTGCTGTCAGGATGATGGCAAATTGATCGCATGGAGCCTCGCGCCGACACCAAAAAGCCGCCGTTCAAACCGGCGGCTTTTTCTTTGCGAGCTAGCAAGCTCTACAGTTCACGCAGGTATAGCCGATAACGGCAAATTTCTTACGAGCAGCTGCCCAATCGCGATGCTGATCACTTGCTCTTTTTTTTGCGTCCACCAACAACAATCTGCATGTTGCTTTGATCCACGATCGCTGTCGTCGAAACCGCTTGGCCCACGTCACTATTGTCGAACGACAGTACCGGGCCGGCACCTGTATTGAAGGACGAGGCATCGCTTACCAAGCCCAATGCAGCCAGCACAGCACTGCGAGCAGCCGGTGACGCATCCTTGAACGCAGACAGCAGTCGCCTGTCGGCGAGGTCTAACTGCGCCCGATGTCCGGACAACACGTACATGACATCAACACCACGGTCCAGCGCGGCCAGTAGATACGCTCCGCCGGGCAGGTTGATGTCCTTCTCGAAGTTCAGTTGCGCGTATCGGGTCAGGCCGAACTGCAAGGCCATCTCTTCCTGGGTAAGGCCAAGGCGCTTGCGTTCTTCCTTAAGGCGTTTCCCTACAGTCATACGGGCATTCCCTTACTTGACAATGTTGAGTTAAGTCCACAAAATTCCTAAAAGCAAACGGAACCGCCACATGCCCCCGAAGAGCCAGATGCAGCAGTTCACGCCTCGCAGCCCGGAACAGGCGCGACAGTGGCTTGAAGCAAATGGCATCACGGTCTCGGCATTCGCTAGGCAGAACGGCGTGGATCGGTCGGTCGTGCATGACCTGCTTCGCGGCCGTTCTCAAGGCAAATACGGCGAGTCCCACAAGGCGGCGATCGCCCTGGGCCTCAAGGCACCACCCAATAGTGCCACAGAAATCCCAACCGCCAAGAGCTCAAGGGGGTGAGAATGTTCGGTCGGAAAAAGATCGTTTTTCGCTGCGAGGCATGCAGTGCAAGGCTCATCAAACGCACCAGCGTCCTTGCACATAAGTTCCTGCGGCACGACTCGTATGTCTGTGAAAACCCCATGTGTGGCGCAACCTACACGGGCCATTCGGAGTTGACGGGTATTGCCAGCCCCAGCGGCGTACCCACCGCACACAGCGAACTTCCACCGACACCTGCCTATCAGCGCGCCCAAGCGTTGCAGGCCTACCGCGAGTCGCTGGGCGACCGCCAGCTGGACTTGATCCCCATGGGCGGCGAGCCGTTCTTCCCTCACCTCTGAGGTAACCCGAATGCGAAAGACCATTGATTGGGCGGCACTGCCGCCCACGGCGAAGCTTTGCCTGGAAGTTGCGCGCATCCACCGCGGCCTGGTGAAGACCGAACACGGCTACATCGGCCGCAATGCCGCGCCTGACACGGATCAGCGCTTCGGCGCGGTTGTGGTTGCCGCGCTCATGCGCGATGGACTTGCCACCGCTGACGTCTTCGACGAGCGCCTGGTCGTGCTGACCGATGCCGCCACCGCTTTATTCGATTTCCAACACACAAACACCGAGGTCGGCTCGTGAGGCATGCCAACAGCTGGTTCACCGCACAGGAGCCGCGATTCGTTGATGCGGCCAGCAACGTGCCGCAGCGCATCGCGCCGCACGCCAAGCACGAAGAGGCACGCCTGCTCGCTGCCGCAGTTGATGCGCACCGCCGTGCCGGCGGCGCTTATGTCGTGATCGACAACGCCCCCTCTCCGCACGCGCCTCGGCGCTGGCTCGGCGTCTAAGGAAGTTCGATGCAAGAGGATCTGCGGCAACAGGTGCTGTCCCGACTAGAGCGGGATTACGGACTCAAGCACCGGAGCGGTACCGAGTACATGCGCGGTGGCAAGTGCCCGTCGTGCAGCAAGAAAGAGCTCTACACCAACCATCTCAAGCCATGGGTGGTGAAGTGTGGCCGCCAATCCAAGTGTGGGCGCGAACTGCACGTCAAGGATCTGTACGACGACCTGTTCGACGACTGGTCCAAGCGCTTCCAGCCAACGGCTGCGGCTCCAAATGCTGCGGCCGATGCCTACCTGCAGTTCTCCCGTGGTTTCGACCTGGCTCCGCTGAAAGGTCTTTACACCCAGGACAGCCATTACGATCGCAAGATCAGCGCCGGTACCGCGACGGTTCGTTTTCCGCTGGTCAAAGGCGGCTGGTGGGAGCGCCTGATCGATCGCCCGCACCGCTTCGGCAAGCAGAAGGCGCGCTTTGCGCCAGGCCAGAGCTATGCGGGCGTCTGGTGGGCCGCGCCTGCCGCGCTCAAAGCCATGCAGACGGTGCGCGAGGTATGGATCGTCGAGGGCATCTTTGATGCGATCGCGCTCCTGCAGCACGGCATGTGCGCAGTGTCGGCCATGTCCTCCAACGCATTTCCGGAAGAATCGCTACGCGAGCTGGCAAAGGCACGCATGGCCCATCTTCCGACGCTCGTGTGGGCGCTGGACAACGAGCCGGGCGCCCGTGCGTACACGCATAAGCACATCAAGCGCGCAGCGGCGCTGGGCTTCGACTCGCGGGCCGCGCAGATCGTCCAGCGCGACGGCAAGAAGACCGACTGGAACGACCTGCATCTGCGCGCTATCGCGTCCGATGATCCCAAGCAATGGGACAACGACGTCAACGAAGCCCGCTACCAGGGCGACCTGCTTGTGGCTCGCTCGGCCGTGGATAAAGGCCTGCTGATGTTCGAGCACGACGGGCGCAACGACTTCTGGCTGGACTACCGCTCTCGCCTGTACTGGTTCGATTTCGATACACAGCGCTTCGACAAGCTGCGCAAGGAGAAGCTGGGCGACATCGATGCTGACGACGGCGATGAGGTTGCGGCCGAGGATCTGAAGAAGATCAAGCGCGCCGCGTGCTCCGTCCAGAAGATCGCCAACTGCTACCCGGAAGCGCTGTATTTCCAGCGTCAGGAGGTCACTGACGAAAGCTGGTACTACTTCCGCGTCGATTTTCCGCACGACGGACCCAGCGTAAAGGGCACCTTTACAGGTGGCCATGTCGCGAGCGCCTCCGAGTTCAAGAAGCGCCTGATCTCCCTGGCCGCCGGTGCCATGTTCACCGGTACCGGCCACCAGCTGGACCGCCTGATCGAAGAGCAGACCGAGGCGATCAAGACGGTGGACGCCATCGACTTCGTTGGTTACAGCAAGGAGCATCGTGCCTATCTGCTCGGCGATATGGCCGTGCGCGATGGCGACTTGGTGACCGCCAACGAAGAGGACTACTTCGAGTTCGACAAGCTGCGCTTGAAGACCACTCAGAAGTCCATCCGATTGGAGATCCAGCGCGACGCCGACGCGTTCCGCGCAGATTGGCTGCCGTGGCTGTGGCAGTGCTTCGGGACGCACGGCATGGTCGCCATGACGTTCTGGTTTGGCTCGTTGTTCGCCGAGCAGATCCGCGCCGGCCACAAGAGCTTCCCATTCCTCGAAGCCACCGGTGAAGCCGGCGCCGGCAAGACCACGCTGCTGACGTTCCTGTGGAAGCTGCTGGGCCGCTCCGACTACGAGGGCTTCGACCCGGCCAAGTCGTCCAAGGCTGGCCGCGCACGCGCCATGGGCCAGGTGTCCGGCATGCCCGTGGTCCTGCTGGAAGCAGATCGCAGCGAGCCAGACAAGGCTCATTCAAAGACGTTCGAGTGGGATGAGCTGAAGGACTTTTTCGGCGGCGGCACCCTGGCAACACGTGGCGTGCGCAACGGCGGCAACGAGACCTACGAGCCGCCGTTTCGCGGCACGATCGTCATCACCCAAAACGCTGCGGTGGACGCCAGCGAGGCGATCCTCACGCGCATCGTGAAGCTGCACTTCAAACGGCCCCAGGTCACCACCGAAAGCCGCATCGCGGCCGACAATCTCAACGCGCTGCAGGTCGAAGAAGTCAGCCACTTCCTTGTGCGCGCCATTCGTCAGGAACGCGCCATCCTCGATCTGTTCGCCGAGCGGGTGAAGGTCTTCGAGGCCAAGCTGCGCGCGCAGCAGGATCTGCGCCTTGAACGCGTCATCAAGAACCACGCGCAGATGCTGGCGCTGTTCGACTGCCTGCGCCTGGTCATCACAATCCCTGACGATATGGTCGAGCAGACGCGGCTCGCGTTGTTGGACATGGCCCTGGAACGGCAGAAGGCGATCAGCGCCGACCACGCGATGGTCAACGAGTTCTGGGAGGTCTACGAATACCTCGAGGCCACCGGCCACGGTAAGGCCGTCGTCAACCATAGCCGCGACGCGCAGCGCATCGCGATCAACCTCAATCACTTCGCGGCGCGGGCCGCGCAGTTCAGCCAGGCCGTGCCCGATCTCAAGGTGCTGCGTGCGCTGCTCGGAGATTCGCGCCGGCACAAGTTCATCGGCGCGAACGTGGCCGTCAATAGCGCCGTCCTCAAGGACGATCTGACCGGCGTCGGCACCACCGTGAAGTGCTGGGTGTTTGCCAAATGAGAGCGCTCGCACATGTGGGAAATTTTGAGAAATTTTCGTTGACTTCCGACCGGGAGCGGAGCAACTATTACCGCGTCGCCGCAAAATCGGCGACCGGGATTAGCCTCCTGATATCTCAAGGCGCACCAGCGCCCATCGATCGATGCAAGGCGCTTTTTTGTCGCCCTGCGTTTGCTCGGGCGCTTGCCTGCCAGTTCTATGGCGGGCGGTACGTGGGGGCCGCAAGGCCCGCCGGTTCCTTGAGTCCGGTAAGGCTAACCCGTGCCGTCCGCCACCTCCGATTAGCCTCGGCAGTGGCGGATTCCAGTCAACTCAAGGAATCCACCATGCCCTACGACGCTCAAGAAGCGCCGGCCAACGCCGCGCGTCAGATCGCCCATTACTTCGGCCTGATCGCCAACACCCTCGACTGGAACCACACCGCCTGGCTCGCCCTGCAGGCGAAGCTGCAGGCCATGGGCAAAGCGCCCGAGGCCCTGACCTTGGCCGACGTTGAGGCCGCCATTTCCAGCATCAATGCCGATCTGGCCGAGGTACGCCAGTGAGCCGGCGCGACATGCACAAGGCCTTGCGTGTGGCCCCAGGCGTCTACCTGCTTCTGCAGATACGAAAGACCGACGTGCTGGCCGAACTGTATGCAGATGGCCTGCATGATCGCGCGCCGGTCATGTTCGCCTGCAGCGTAATTGAAGACGCTTGCGAGTTGTTCCTGGTCAATGACGGCACTGGCCTGGTCATCGGCTCGTTGCACGTGGTCATGCCGGAAGCCGACGCCGCAGCGCTGCTGGAGTGGGTGATCGAGCGCATGCCCGCATTGGAGGTGGCTTAATGGACGCCGCTCGCCCACACGCACAGCTGCCGGAAGACGCTGATTTCTCGATCAGCGAAGAAGAGCAATACCGCCTATGGCGCGCGTACCACGCGGCCGCATTGCTTGCCGCGCTGACCAACGATATCGCGATCGAAGCAGGCATCAATCACGACGGACCAGCAGCAGTGGCCGAATACATTCGCCACGAGCTGCTGGATGTCCTCAATGGCGCACAGCGCATGCGCGAGCCTGACCCCAGCAATCCGCCATCTGGCGTCGACCTGATCTAACCCCGTTTCAGCGGGCCGGCGGGCGGTGCTGTAACACCGCCCCAAGGCCCTCCACCAACGCAACCTTGGAGAGTCGATATGCAACAGCAAACTGGAACACGTCCAGCCGCGGCAGCACGTTCGCGGGCTTTGGGCACCGGACCTAACGCGGAGGCTAGCACGCCGGCCGGCGTCGCCTACGATCGCAGCATGGGCGACTGCTCAGCGACCATCACCATGCACGTCACACATGGGGCGGTCGTGGTCACTGCCGTCCTGAACATGGGACCGCTTCGCCAGGTGCGTCAGTCCTGGGAGCGGCGTCGCGGCACCGGTACTGGCTGGAAGCTCATCGACGGCCCCCGCTTGTGGACCACGGCGGAAGACCGCATCAGCACGGAGTTGGCCGAGTTCATGGACGGCCTAGATTTCCCTTTTGACCTGGCCAACATGTTGCCCCGCAGGCCGACTGCAGCTGCTGCAGCTGCGGTTGCGCAGGCCGCACGGGAGGTTGCCCATGGTTGAGTTGCTTGCCCTGGTGATGGTCCTTGCGCCGGCGGCCGGTGGCGCGTTGATCTACAAGCTGTGGACAACGCGCCGCCCGCGCCTCACCCAGACGGGCCTGGCCGTTGGACAGGTGCCGCAGCGCCTGCGTCGCCGCACCCGCATGGCTGTGCGGCGGGAGGCTGCTCATGGCTGAGTCGGTCATTCTTCTCGGCCCGCAGGGCAGCTGCAAATCGCTCAACGCCGAGGCTCTGTGTCAAAAGCTCGGCCTGCAGGAGGTCATCGAGCTGGACGATCTGTTGTTCGCGGTCCGCGCTGATCGCCTGGAGTCTTCCGGGCAGCTGATCCTGACCTGCAACGAGCAGCAGGCCCGCACCTGGTCGGTGCGCTGGGGCTTGCGCCTCATGCGTGTCGAGGAAGCACGTGCCCAGCTCGGCGACGCGTGGAGGACGCAGCCATGAACCTGCAGCGCACGATCGAGATTGCGCGCGCCGCAGCGCGTTTGGGAGAGCCTGGCCCCTTGTCCACCGGGGAGGCGCTCACAGCCGCTCTGGTGCTGAATCGCCACGACTGGCTGGCCGAAATGGGCTACACCATCGCCCAAGCGTTGGACCGGATCGACTCCGACACCGCGCAACATCTTCGGGACGCCGAGCGCGTGCTGCGCCTGGAGGTACCGTGACCCAACGTCAGGTCGACCACGACAGTCCTCTACCGCCGTGCACGAGCGGCCACCTGGCTCGTCACATGCTCGACGCCCGCCGCCCCGAGGCCGGCGGCGGGCATTTCATCGAGTGCGTGTGTAGGCGCACGCAGAAGCATCCCAGCTTCGAGTTGGCCATGACCGAATGGCGGCGTGCGCATCGCATCCGCACGCCTCGTGAGCCCCGGCCGTGCGCCCATAACGTTGTGCAGCTCGGCCTGCGATTCACCGGCACGCGTCAGCGATGATCGATGGCGCAAAAGTGGAAGGGTTCCGTAGGGCTTGCGAGGCGCGTCACTGGCTACGGCAGGGCTACACGGATGCAGCCAAGGTGCAAGAGCTTCGGCTCCGCATCGCTACTCAGCGCGGCTACGCCGCTGCTGACTTGCTCGTCGAGGAAATGCGCGAGCAATGGAGGCACAGGCGGGAGTGGGCCAAGGAGCAAGGTGCATGAGCAGTGGGGTGCTTACATTTGAGGACCTGCGGCGCCTATGCGCGCCAATTGGCCCCTCCCCGCGTGCAGCGACCGTGGTGCGCTGGGCCAACGATCAGGGCATCCGTTACAGGTATGACGGTCGAGGGGGAATTTGGACAACGCTAGATGCGCTCAATGCCGCATTGGGCTTGCAGCAAGACAACGCTATCGAGATGGATACAGAACAGGAGCTTATGTAATGGCAAGAGGCCGCAAGCGAAAATTTAATCCGCTCATACCAGCCCATATTGACCAGGCCGCGCTCCCGCGCGGCCTGTATTGGGAAGATGGACGATGGTACGTCGTCGAACCGCATCCAGAAGGCGGAGCCACACGAAAGCAAACCGTGGCCTACGCTGGAGCTCGTCTATCGGAATTGCATGGAATCGTCGAGGAACGTGCGGGCAAAGGCACGCGCGGCACGTTGCGCTATATCTTTGATCGCTTCCACGAGTCGTTGGAGTTCAAAGAACTGGCTATCGACACGCAGGGTGACTATCGGCGTTATGCCGACTCCATTGCCAACTATCTTCGCAAGGACGGGTCGAAGTTGGGTTCAGTGCAGGTTGATCGGATCACCACGCCTGTGGTCCAGCGGCTCGTGGAAGTCTTCGCAATGGGGCGGCCAGCCAACCGTTACCAACCCGCACTTCCAGCGACGCCCAGTAAAGCGAATCACCTTCACCGCTATCTACGTCGCACACTCGCGTGGGGCGTGCGTGTCGGCCTGTGCAGATCCAATCCAGCCATCGGGGTGAGGCAAGCACGCGAAGCAAAGAAGCACCGGATGCCAACGCCAGCCGCGTTCGACAAGGTGCTGACCTTCGCTCGAGAGCGCGGCTCTCTCATGCCGCATACGAAAGGCAGCTGCCCGAGCTATCTGGCACCGGTCATGGTGCTGGCGTATAGCGCACGCCTACGCGGGATCGAGGTTTGCACGCTCAACGACACACATAAGCTACCGACAGGCATCCATGCTCAACGGCGCAAGGGATCACGCGACACGCTTACTGAATGGGATCCAGAAATGATCGAAGCGTGGGATCTTCTCGTAGCACGACGTAGCGCCATCTGGACTAAAAACGGTCGCAATTTTGCAGTTCCAATCCAGGCTGAGGATCGGCGCCTACTCGTTGAACAGACCGGTAATCCGATGGCTAAGTCATCGCTGGATAGCGCGTGGCAGCGATTCATCAAGCTCGCAATGAAAGAAGGGATCATTTCGAAGCAGGAGCGCTTTTCGTTGCACGGCCTTAAGCATCGCGGCATTACCGACACACTGGGTAACCGGGGCGACAAACAAGACGCCGCAGGGCACGTGACACCAGAAATGACCGGCCGCTATGACCACGCGTTGCCGGTGGTAAAACCTCCAAAGCGCAGCTAA